AAGACGCTTTACGTTTGTATTTTCAAACTGGTAGTGTAGTGGGTAGAAGTTATACTCAAGAAGGGGATTATAATCAAGGCAGGGTGCCTATTAAAGAATTAACTAGTAATTCAGGTGCGGCTAAAACACAGATGCTTATAGCTAATTATAACCATTATCTGGATATGATTAGGTCGGTAACAGGTCTTAATGAGGCTAGAGACGGCTCTACTCCTAACCCAGACGCCTTAGTAGGGGTGCAAAAACTTGCCGCATTAAATTCAAATACAGCTACCCGCCATATATTAGATGGAAGTCTTTACATATATCGCACGTTGGCTGAAGCGCTAACGTATCGGGTGGCTGACATATTAGAGTTTTCAGATTTTAAAGATGATTTTATTAATAAAATAGGAAAGTATAATGTTAGTATCTTAGGAGAAATTTCTCAGCTTTACATATATGACTTTGGGGTATTTATAGAACTGTCTCCAGATGAGGAGCAAAAAGCGATGTTAGAGCAAAATATACAAATGGCTTTATCGAAACAAGATATTAACCTTGAAGATGCTATTGATATAAGAGAAATAAAAAATTTGAAACTTGCAAATCAATTATTAAAAGTAAAACGTAAATCTAAACAAGAGGCAGACGAAAAAAGAGAAATGCAAAAACAAGCTATGATTTCTCAACAACAACTCAAGTCTCAAGAGATGGCTGCCCAAGTTGCCGTTCAAAAAATTGAATTAGAAGCTCAAGCGGAAATGAAGGTAAAGCAAGCTGAAATTGCTTTTGAGATAGAGAAACAAAACAATGAAGCTAACCTTAAAGCTCAGCTTATGAAACAAGAGTTTGCTTATAATCAACAACTTAGGAATGTTTCAGAAAATGCTTTAGCGTTTAGAGAAGGAGCGAGAGAAGAGGCTAAAAAAGAAAGAATAAGCCAACAAAACACAGAACAGTCTCAATTAATAAATCAAAGAAAAAATAATTTACCTCCCAAAAATTTTGAATCAAATGAAGATTCGCTGGACGGATTTGACCTTGCTGAGTTCGATCCTAGGTAGCTAAAAACGTATTTCTTTTTTTATTAATTTTGTTTTATAAATCAAATCTAATCAAATGAATATAAAAGTCAGAGAAGTCACAGACGTGGTTGAAAAGTCTAAACAGCAAATTGAACAAGAACTTTTAGACAAACATGAAGCTCAGCAGAAGCTAGAGTTTGATGACAAGAAAGAAGAAAAACAGGTAGTTAAAGAAGTGTCTTCTGAGCCTGAACAAAAATTAGAAGAGCCGGTAAGCGACCCTGAACCTACCGAAACTGTTGAAGAGCCGGTAACGGAAACAACAAAGGTTGAACAAAGCGAGCCACCGGAAATAAAAGAGACAGACGTTCTTTCATTTATTGAAAAAAGATATGGTAAGCAGATTGGTTCTTTAGAAGAGCTAACAGCTGAAAGAGAAGAGGCTGAGCCTCTGCCAGAAGATGTAGCTGCTTACTTTAAATATAAAAAAGAAACAGGAAGAAGTTTAGAGGACTATGTTAAATTACAACAAGACTTCTCTAGCATGAATCCTGACTCTTTGCTACGACAGTATTTAACTGTAACAGAAGAAGGTTTAGACCCTGAAGATATTGATTCCTTAATGGAAGAATATGATTACGATGAAGAGGTTGATGAGCCCGCAACTATAAAGAAACTTAAACTAGCAAAGAAAAAAGATATTGCAAAAGCTAAAAAATTTTTTAGAGAACAGCAGGAATTATACAAACAGCCTCTTGAGTCAAGAGAAAGTTCAGCCCCGCCCTCTAAAGAATATGAAGCTTATAAGCAATATATGAGTGAAGCTAAAACGCAACAAGAAGAAGGCGATCGCAGAGCAAATTGGTTTGCGAAAAAAAGTGATGAATTATTTAATACCGAGTTTAAAGGTTTTAAATTCAAGGTAGATGATTCAGAAGTAATGTTTTCTCCTGGTAGCCCAGCTGATTTAAGAAAAGCCCAAGACACTCCAATGAATTTTATAAAAAAATTCTTGGATGAAGGAGGGATGCTTAAAGACGCCGCAGGATACCACCGCTCTTTAGCTATAGCAATGAATCCTGAAAAGTTTGCTCAGTTCTTTTATGATCAGGGCAAATCAAATGCGACTGAAGATGTTATGCGTAAGACTAAAAATATAAATATGACTGAGCGCACAACACCGGAGGTTTCAACAAAAGGAGGAATGCAAGTTAAATCAGTGTCTCAACCTTCGAGTAGAGGCCTGAAAATTAAAAGTATTAAACGAAGTTAAATTTAAAAATTAATTAAAAATTATATATTATGGCTGGACAAGTAAAATCGACTCCAACATTTGCGCTAACACCGAGTTCAGAAAGAACTCCTACAGCTCAAAACTATTTAACCAATGCAGATTTTGATTGGTTAAATCAATATTTACCTGATACGTACGAAAAAGAATTCGAGCGTTATGGTAACAGAACAATCTCTTCTTTCCTACGTATGGTAGGAGCAGAGATGCCTACCAACTCTGACCTTATCAAATGGGCAGAACAAGGTAGATTACATACTAAATACACTCAAGTGGGTTCAACGGGATCTGCAACAGATGATCAAGTTATCTTTCAAGTAAATGACGTACTAGATCCTACAGCAGCAGAACAAGTAATTAGAGTAGGACAAACAGTAGTTATTGTACAAAATGATGGTTCAGGTACTAACAAAGCGGTTGTAAGCGCTGTTGATAATAGCCTTGGAGGTAGAGGTAGATTTACAGCTGATTTTTATGAGGCTGGTGGATTAGTAACTGCAGGAACAGGATATACTAACGCTGATGTTACTGTATTTATTTACGGATCAGAATTTAAGAAAGGAACTGCTGGAATGGTAGGTTCTCTTGAATCTAACGACTTCATCTTTGACAATAAGCCTATTATTATTAAAGATACTTACAATGTATCTGGATCTGATATGGCTCAAATTGGCTGGGTAGAAATAACTACTGAAGATGGAGCAACAGGATACCTTTGGTATTTAAAATCTGAGCATGAAACAAGACTTAGGTTTGATGATTATTTAGAAACTGCAATGATTGAAGCTGTACCTGCAGAGCAAAACTCTGGTGCTGCAGCAATATTAGGTAGCTCAGGAGCTGCCGCTGACCCAGGAGCTGGTTCGGATGGTATATTTTATGCTGTTCAAAACAGAGGAAATATCTGGGATGGTGGTAACCCAACTACATTAGCGGACTTTGACAATGTAATTAGTAGACTTGATAAGCAAGGAGCAATTGAAGAAAACGTATTATTTGTTGACAGACAATTTGCTTTTGATATTGATGATATGTTAGCTGCTCAAAATTCTTATGGAGCAGGGGGTACATCATACGGTCTATTTGACAACGACGAAGAAATGGCGTTAAATTTAGGATTTTCTGGATTCAGAAGAGGTTATGACTTCTATAAAACTGACTGGAAATACTTAAATGACCCTACTATGAGAGGTGGACTTCCAACAGGAGCAGGTTCAGGACGTGTAAACGGACTACTTGTGCCAGCTGGATCAACTAGTGTTTATGACCAAATTCTTGGTAAAAACGCTAAGAGACCTTTCTTACATGTTAGATATAGAGCTTCTGAAACAGAAGACAGACGTTACAAAACTTGGATTACTGGTTCTGCTGGTGGTGCAAGAACAAGTGATGTGGATAACATGCAAGTAAACTTCTTGTCAGAAAGAGCTGTTTGTACTTTAGGTGCTAACAACTTCTTTATCTTCCAAGAGTAATAAATGAGTATTTTTTCGGGGAGCTTTCGGGCTCCCCTTTTTTATAAATTTTAAATCTAATCTAATGAAAACTACTACAAAATATGTAGATAAAATCTACAAACTAACGCGCGATACAGCGCCCCTCTCATTAACCTTAGCGTCACGAAACACTAAAAGATTTCCTCTTTTATGGTTTGATGAGAAAACAGGAACAAATAAAGCTTTAAGGTATGCGAGAAATCAAAACTCACCTTTTGAAGAAGAGCAAGATGATAATGCTATTTTAGAGCCTATTGTTTTTCTAGATGGTTTTTTAACTGTTCCCAAAAACAATCAAGTGTTACAAAAATTTTTAGAATATCATCCAGGCAAAGGAAGAATATATGTTGAGGTAGATAAAGCAAAGGAGGCTTCTGATGTTGTAGAAAACTTAAATTTAGAAGTAGATGCTTTAATTGAAGCAAGGCAACTGACAGTTGATCAAGTGGAAAATGTTGGGCGAGTTTTATTTCAGAAAGACGTAACCAGAATGACGACGGCGGAGCTGAGAAGAGATATTCTTGTTTTTGCAAAGAATCAACCCAAAGATTTTATGATGTTATTACAAGATCCAATGCTTAAAATGAATGCAACTATACAAGGTTTTTTTGATAAAAACATTCTACAGTTAAGAAATCAAAACAAAGAGGTATGGTTTAATACTCCTTCCAATAAGAAGAAAATGTTAAATGTGCCTTATGGAGAAGACCATGTTTATATGGTAGCTTCCTTTTTTGAATCGGAAGATGGTGTAGAAGTATTGAAGCATTTATCGGGATTAGCTAAGAATATGCAATAAAGCGTATTTGTATTTTACGTATCTTTGTTTTTTTAACTCATAAATTTTTTTATTATGAACAAGTATGCAAGTATCACCGTTAGCGGTGCAGCAGAGCAGTTTTCTGTAAAAGATGTAGCATCTTGCTATTTAGATAGTTCAGATGATATTGTTATCGATTACAATGATGGCTCTCAAAGTAAAATTGGGTCAGGCTCTGCCTTAGTGCAAGCTGACGTAGACATCGTATTCGATGCTATTAAAAGTGCTCAACAAGAGAAATGGACTCAAGTATTATACGTTATACCGTCATTGAGCCAAACGGTAAACGCCTTTACATTCACCTTTTAAACCTTAGAAATTATGAATAAATTTTTAAAAATGGGAAATTATGTTTTTGGAGGCGATGTATTATACGTTGGATTAGTTACAAACAATATTGTTTTGAACTATCGTGACAAGCAAATAACTTTAGCAGGTTCAGGAAGTATGACTGCCGCAGACAAAACGGCTATCGAAGCTGCTCTTGTAACTGTTTGGGGCCAAGGTTATACTGACGCAACCATTGACGTAACCCTAAGTCAAGCGATAACAACGATTTCATAAAAGTCGTTGTAGTCGACAATCTAAGAAGAGGTCATGAAAAATTGACCTCTTTTTTTTTTACTTATCTTTGTGTAAAAGAATACCAATGATAAATTCTGTACGAAATACAGTTTTAGCTATACTTAATAAGAACAACTACGGTTATATATCACCGCAAGATTTTAATTTATTTGCTAAACA